GCGCCTGCCTGATAAGGTTGCTGAGGCTGACAGGCTCGGCGGCATTATGATTAAATGGAACGGCAAGACGTGGGACTTTGTGCTTCCCGGCAGCTTTGGTATCACAGCTAAGGACGATAACGGGGAGATTGTAGGTGCTATTTTTGCAGCTCATACCTCACACGGCAAAAACCACTTTACAAGGCTGGAATACCACCGCTTTGAGGGTGCAGGTGAAGCTACTGTCTATGTTGTTACCAACAAAGCCTTTAAGAATCAAATTGAGGGCGGTAAAAGTGTACTCGGTGCGCCGGTAGCTCTCCAGAGTGTACCTGCGTGGGCAGATATGCAGGATGAGGTTAGAATTGCTAACCTTGAAAAGCCCCTATTTGGTTATTATCGTGTACCCGGTGCAAACACCATTGATCCTACCTCTCCTCTCGGTTTATCCGTCTTTGCAAACGCTCTTACAGAGCTGAAAGCTATTGACATAGGTATCAGCCGTAAAAACATGGAGATTGAGGACAGCAAGCACATTACCTTTGTAGGTCAGACCGTTATCCAAAATGCTACCAACAGAGGTATAAAATTGCCCCGTTTTGTTATGGGCTTGGGTATGGGTATCAATGACGGCGAAACTACCGCCGTACACGAACACGCCCCCACCATTCAGACGGACGCACGTATCAAGGATATAAACTTCAACCTCTCTATGGCTGGCGTGAAATGCGGCTTTAGTGAGGGCGTCTTTGTTATGGACGGTCAAACAGGTATGATAACCGCTACTCAGGTTGAGTCTGATGACCGTGATACCATACAGACCATTAAAGCGGATCGTGATGCCCTCAGTGATGCACTTGAGCAGGCATTTTACGGCGCTGACGCAATGGCTACTCTGCTTAACCTTGCACCCCTCGGTGAGTATAAAATCAACTACAATTTTGGTGATATTACATACAGCTATGAGGAGGATAAGGCAGCGTGGAGAGCTTATGCAATGCAGGGCTGGATTCCTAAGTGGCTGTACTTTGTCAAGTTTGAGGGTATGAGTGAGGATGAGGCTAAGGCTCTTACTGCTGAGGCTCAGGAGGCTAATATGGAAGCCGGTTTATTTGGCGGCGGACCTATCAGCTCTACCTCTCCTAAAAAGCCCCCTGCAAAGGATGACAAGGGCAAGGATGACAAGGGCAAGGATGATAAGGGTAAAGACGGCAAGGGCGACAAAAAGAAGGACGAAAAAGACGATAAGAAAAAGTAAGGAGGTACTGAGCTATGCTTACACCTCAGGAGCTTTTAGAAATCGTTGACACCCTGCACCCTCAGCTTGATACCCTAAATCAGTGGATCACTGCTGACCTTATAAGCCGTCTTATGGCAAGGCTTGGGCGCGGTGAGGAGTTTTTATTGACCGGCACGGATCAGTGGCAGCTTGAGGTGTATAAATCCGCAGGCGGACACTATGAGGCTCTGGAACGGGAGATAAAACGCTTTACCAAAAAGACAGATGCAGAGGTTAAGGCTATATTTGAGGACGCAGGTATCAGGGCTTGGGCTGCTGATGATGCGTTTTATGTGGCACACGGCCTTGAGTCTGTACCCCTTGCACAGTCTGAGTATATGATACGGCTGCTGACTGATACATACCAACGCACAAACGGAGAAATCCACAATTTCACCCGTACCACTGCAAAGGCAAGTCAACAGCAGCTTATCAACGTCCTTGATACTGCACACTTTAAGGTTATGAGTGGCGCACAGTCTTACACTCAAGCGGTTAAAGATGCAGTAAATGACATAATCAGCAATCAGGCAAAAGTCCACTATCCCACAGGCCACGTAGACACCATAGAAACCGCTGTACTTCGTGCTGTGCGTACAGGCGTAGGACAGGCAAGCGGCAATATGGCTATGCAGGGTATGATTGAGAGGGATTGGGACTTAATACGCACGTCCGCACATATCGGCGCTCGATACGGGGACGGTGGAGAAAACCCTTCTAACCACTTTTGGTGGCAAGGTAAGCTGTTTTCCCGTACCGGCAAAACACCGGGCTATCTTCTCTTTGAGGAGGCTACGGGCTATGGTACAGGTGAGGGCTTATGTGGCTGGAACTGTAGACACTCTTTCGGTCCGGGTGATCCCGACCATAACCCCTATGCTGATTTTGATGCAGAGGAAAACAAAAAGGTGTATGACCTCTCACAGCAACAGCGTAAAGCTGAAGCCCGTATCAGACAGCAGAAATTAAAGGTACTCGGTTTGCGTGAGGCTGTAGATGCTGCTGAGGACACGGCGGTTAAAGCTACACTGCAAGACGAATACAACAAAGCAGCCCTCAAGCTCCAGCGATATAATCAAGCCTATAACAGCTTTTGTGAGGATAACAACCTTCATAAGCTCAATGACCGTATCACTGTTGCAAAGTGGACGCGCTCAGAGGCGGCAAAAGCTACGGCTGCCGCACGAAAAGCACAGCAATAATCAAAAATAACAACAGAGCTTCTAAAGCTGCCTGCAAGGCGGTTTTGGAGGCTCTGTTTTATATGCCCCTCGCAGTTTAGCCGGTGCGACTCCGGCAAGGGGTACAAAATTAGACTATGCACGGTCTTAATAATGTGCAGACGGAGGGACACGGCTACGTCCTAAAAAGCCTATCCGTTAAATAGGAGGTAACTCTATGAAAACCGAAGAATTGACCGCTATTGGCTTGACTGAAGAGCAGGCTACTCAGGTCCTTGCTATGAACGGCAAGGATATTGAGAAGCACAAAAAGCAGATCACCACTGTTGAGGGTGAGCGCGACGCTTTTAAGGCTCAGCTCGATACGGCCAACGAAACCCTGAAAAAGTTTGAGGGCATTGATCCTCAGCAGATTCAGACCGAACTCCAGACCTACAAGACCAAAGCTGAGGAAGCGGAGAAGAAATATACCCGTGAAATGACTCAGCGCGATCAGAGGGACTGGATTGGTAAAAAGCTGGATGAGTACGGCGTTACTTCGCCCTATGCGCGCAGGCAGCTCACCTCTGACATTATGGCAGAGGATAGCGGCTTATCTTGGAAGGACGGAGCTTACTTTGGCTTTGACGATTTTATGAAATCGGCAAAGGAAAAGGATAACGGCCTGTATCAGACAGCCGAAGAAAAAGCAGAGGCCGAAAAAGCCGCTGCACAAAAGGCGAAAGCTCCCACTTTCACAGGTCCTACTGGCGATCCTGCCGGTGGCGGTGATAAGAAGTTTACGCCTCCCAAAGTATTCTAAAAATCAATTTTGAAAAGGAAGGTAATTCACTATGGCAAGAATCCAGTCTTTAGCTATCTTGGCCGCTGACGGCGAAGGTAAGGAATACCTTGCTGAACTTTACGGCAAGGTTATTGAGGGTGTTATGAAAACCCTCGCATCTGCTGGCATGAAGAACGCAGACCTCTCCGGCGATCCCACTTCCGGCTCTGTAGAGGCTAAGCGTTTTGTAAATGCTACTGCTCAGGAGTACGGCACTGCCCGTGCTGCCGGCGCTGGCAACAAGGTTAAGGCTAAGCCCGTAACCGTTGCTATCAAGAACGATAAGGAAATCGTTGAGGAGATCGAAGAGAAGGACACCCGTTTGTACGGCGTTGACGGCTTGCTTGACCGCCGTTCTGCAAACCACGTTATCCGCATGGCTTCCAACCTCGACAGGGACTTCTTTGACGTTGCGTATGATAACGCCGTTCAGGTTGAAATCCCCACCGGCGCATCCATTGAGGATGAGTTGGAAACGATCATTCAGGAGTGCGAAAACACCTCTAACGATTTTGTTGACGGTGTTCCCCGTGCTATGATGCACCTCGTTCTCAACACTGCCTACTACGGCAAGGTCCGTAACAACCTCGACAAGCAGGTACGCTCCAATGTTGATACCGGCTCTGAGGAATTTTACGCATGGCACGGCGTTGAGTGCAAGTCCAGCACCCACCTGCCTGACGGCTGCCGCTACATTCTCATGGTGGACGGCGCGGTTGCTCAGCCTGTTATGGCTAACCAGTACACCGCTGAGAAGATCCCCATGTCTGAGGCATACGCAGTATCTCTCTTCTACCACTACGGCACTGAGGCTGTTACCCCTGACCTCATTTTCACCGGCGTAGAAGCATCTGCGTAATTCAATCTATCAAGGAGGACAGTAAACTATGAAAAAGTTTATTAACGTTAAGACCGGCAATGTGGTAAGAGCAAAGAACGCTGCCACTGTTGCCCTTATGGAGAAATCCAGCGGTTACAAGGAAGTAACCGGCAAGACTGCTAAATCCGGCAAGGAAAAGCAGACCAACGCCGCAGGTGGCAACCCTGACAACGGCAACGCTCAGTAAGGAGGGCTGACCTATGGCAATGTATGCAGACCACGCTTTTTATAAAGACGGCTTCTTCGGTGATGCCTTAACAGCGGAAAACGCTAACAAGTGGCTGAGCCTTGCAAGTGATGAGATTGACACTCTCACTTTTGGCAGGCTTACTTTTGCTTTTCCTACTGTGGAGGCTCACGTGGAAAAAGTCAAAAAGGCTGTGTGTGCCATTGCCGAAGCCCTGTATTACGTTGACCTACAGCGTAAGGCTGCTATGGCTCAAAAGGCTCAGGACGGCTCATACAGAGGCGCTATTGCCTCTGTTTCCTCCGGCAGAGAATCTATCTCTTATGCAGGAAACAACGCCTCTGCCTCCGTCTATGCCGTAGCAGCTACAAGTGCCGTTGAACAAGGCAAGCTCATAGGCAGTATTGCCGTTAAGTATCTGGCTAACATACCTGATGCAAACGGTATCAATCTGCTTTATGCCGGGGAGGTGCGCCATGTACCAAAACACAATCACACTGTTTAACTTCCACGAAGCAACAGGGCTTTGGTATCCCTCCGTTTTTACCGGCGTTGACTTAGGAGTGAATAACTCCAGCAGGTCAACAAAAGACGGCAAAAATAACGGTGATGCCGTGAGCGTCATTATCCACTGCACAGCGGATAAGAAGTTTACCACGGCAGACGGCACAGAGAAAAGCTACACAGGCGCTAAGGCGTATGCTAAATGTGAAAATCCTACCGCCTGTATCACTTTCAAGCCTGAGTGCGATTTTATTTATGAGGGTGTATGGCCTGACTCAGAGCCTCTTAGAGAGGAGGATTATGAGTCAGGACTTTATCACGCTCTGAATGATAAGTATGACGGCGTTTATATGATAAGCTCTGCGGCATATTACGGCTTGCTACCTCACTTTGAGATCGGGGGTAGATAAGCGTGTCTGAAATGCAACACTTTCCTAATATCTCCTATGTGGGAGCTAATTTTAGGATAAATGTCAGCCTCGACAGATTCTCACAGCAATTCGCTGACGCTCAACAGTGGCTCGGTGATAGAGTGCTTGAGGATAGCAAGGCGTATATGCCACACCTTACAGGAGGACTACAGCAGCGCTCTCATACAGAGGACGGCGGTAAAAAGGTCATATTTCCCGGACCTTATGGCCGTTTTCAGTACGGGGGTAAAGTTATGGTTGATCCCGTTACAGGCAGTCCGTGGGCGCGAAAAGGCGCTAAAAAAGTGCTTACGGACAGACCTTTGAAATATTCAAATCCGCAGGCTACCGACCACTGGTTTGATACCGCTAAGGCACAACACGGTGAGTATTGGATAGCAGGCGTAAAGCAAAGGGCAGGTGGTGGATAAATGGCAACACAGAAAATGGTTGATATAGACGGTGCAGAAGCCGTGAGTAAAGTGCTGCTGGCACTGCTTAATACCTTTCCCGGTTTGGAGAATGGTAAAAAGGTGCAGTTTTCTACACTGTCTGAAACTTCAGGCATAGGCTTTTACCCTACGTCTGGCTCAGCTCTGTTATCTGATAAAGAGGATATAACAGGCCATGTAACACAGGTCTGTATGTACCCCTTCAGCATCATATACAGGGCTGCACCAAAAACCGATTTGCAGAAGATCCGCATTAAGGAGTTTTTGGACGCCCTCGGTAAGTGGTTAGAGCTTCAGCCTGTAGTTATCAACGAAAAAACCCACAAATTGACTAAATACCCTGTTATCAATATTGGTAACAGGGTAATTAAGTCTATCAGCCGCACAAATCCTGCACACCTTAACGCCACCTATGATGACGGCGTTGAGGACTGGATTATATCGGCTACTCTCAAGTATGAGAATGAATACGATAAGTAAAACAAGGAGTGAAATGCTATGGCTAAAGTTGAACGCAAGTATTTAGCACATTACATTGACTCCAGCTTCGGCGGTGAAACTCCCTCCTATGTACGCCTCGGTGCTGACCTTGAGGAATACATTGAGGAGCTTAGCCCTGATGTTGAGGTCAAGAAGAACATTATCGGTGAGCAACGTGTCAATCACAACGGCTACGAAGTGCAGTCTGAGGTTGATCCGTTCTATGCCGATTATGACGATCCGCTTTTTGAACAGCTCTCCAAAATCGCTATGGAGCGCCTTACCGGTGAGGACTGCATGACTACTAAGGTTGACGTCCTTCTGGCTGAGGACGGCACTGTGGTTTGGGCTTACCGTGAGAGAGTTGCGGTTGTTCCTAACTCTATCGGCGGCGATACCTCCGGCGTACAGATTCCTTTTTCTGTTTACAATGCCGGTGAGCGCGTCAAGGGTACTTGGGACGTTAAGACCAAAACCTTTACCCCTGAGGAAACTCCTGCGGCGTAAAGCTAACAAAGGGCGAATGACAAACAAGGCAGCCCTGAAATCTTTATCAGGGCTGCCTTTATTTTTTTTATCTGGAGGTAATCTGTTATGGCAGAAGAAATCAAAAACAATCAAAACTTTACCGGCATTGTTGTAGATGACGGTAGTGTCAGAGAGTCTATCCGCAATAAGCACGGAGAAGAAATCGGCGTATTTTATTTCCGTCCTACTGACATGGGTATCATTGACCGCTACAACAGCATGATAGCGGACTTCGATAAAATCACTGCTCCCCTTGAGGAGCTTAATGTAGGAGCTGACGGCTCTGTTGATGATAACAATGAGGCTGAACAGGCAGCTATGAAAGAGGCGGTTGACCGTCTGTACACTGCTTGTAACAGTCTTTTTGACGGCAATTTTGCAGAGGCGTTTTTCGGCTCTATGCACCCGTTCTCTATCGTCAATGGGCGTTTTTACTGCGAAGCCGCTATTGAGGCCGTAGGTAACTACATTTCCCGTCAGTTTGACCGTGAGATCAAGAAAATGAATAACCGTGTAAACCGTTATACACACGGCTACCGCACGGGGAAGCATAAGGGCGGTAAAAAGTAATGATCGGTGAACTCCCTAAGTCTTTAGATGTGAACGGCACTCAGTTTGCTATTCGCACAGATTTTCGGGATATTCTCAAAATTGTTTGCGCCTTTAACGATCCTGAGTTAGAAAACGAAGAAAAAGTGTATGTGTGTATGTACATTCTCTATGAGGATTTTGACTGCATACCTAAAGCTGATTATGAGGCGGCTTTTCAGGCAGCACTTGACTTTATTGACTACAACGTAAAAGGTGAAAACAAAAAATCACCTCGCACTATGGATTGGGAACAGGACGAAAATATTATGTTTCCTGCACTCAATAAAGTGGCAGGCTTTGAAACACGCACCGCAAAGTATATTCATTGGTGGACCTTTATGGGCTATTTTATGGAAATATCTGAGGGCGTGTTTTCTCATGTTTTGAGCATGAGAAGCAAAAAAGCCCGTAATAAGCCGCTTGAGAAATGGGAGCGTGAGTATTGGAACGCAAACAAGGATATTTGTGTCCTGAAGCCTAAGCTCACTGCTGAGGAACAGGAGGCAAAGGATAGGCTTAACGCAATGCTCGGCTGATAAAGGAAGGTGATATTATGGCAGAACACGCTGACGGCTCTATTATCGTTGATACTGAGATAGACGCTCAAGGTTTTAAGGCTGGCAGCTCTGAATTACAAAGGGCCATAAAATCGCTTAACACCAAAATGGAAGCGCTCGGCCCTGCCTTTCAAAAAGCCTTATCCGGCAATGCAAGTGCTATCTCGACTTTTGACGCGAAGGCTGCGGCGCTGGAAAGCACTATCTCAGATATTGAGGCTAAAATGGAAAGCCTCGGCGGTAAAAGAGTGCCTACCGAAGATTATCAGTGGCTCACTACTGAGATCCAAAAGGCAAAAAACGAACTCGCAAAGCTGGAAGAAAAGCAAATCAAAATGGAGAATACGGGCGTAAAGCAAAACTCCCGTGCTTGGCAGACCTTACAGTATGATATTGACCTTGCAAAGAGGAAGATAGCAGAATATGAGGGCGAACAGGCCACCATGAGAGCTGACGGTACAGCTTTTCAAATGGGATCAAGTACAGCAGAATATACACAGCTTGAAAGTGCTTTAGCATCTGCGAAAAACCGCTTAGCTGAAATGAAAGCTCAGGCGGAAGCAGCAAGAGGCTCTACAAGCAGGCTTGCACAGATTGGTAACTCGATAAGAGCAGTCTTTAGCAAGATCGGTGCTGTAGGTAAAAAAGCCTTTACCGGCTTTGTAAATGGCGTGAAAAACGGCATTTCAAAGTTAAAGCAGTTTTCTAAATCTTCGGGCGGTTGTATGGGTGCTATTAGCAAGCTCGGTAAAAAGCTCTCCGGCTTTGGTAGTATGCTAAAGAGAATGGCACTCCGCAAAATTATAATGGCAATACTGACAGCCGTAAAGGACGGTTTTAATAACCTTGCTCAGTATTCCTCTCAGACAAATGCGGATTTGTCAGCTCTTAAATCGGGCCTTACACAGCTCAAAAACAGCTTTGCAACGGCTTTTGCACCTATCTTGACTGTTGTAACCCCTATTCTTACTAAGCTGATAGGCTATTTGTCTACAGCTCTTACCTATATTGGTAAGCTCTTCGCAGCTCTCTCCGGGGCAAAGACCTTTACAAAGGCTACTGCCGTACAGGAGGACTATGCCGCCTCCCTAAGCGGTACAGGCAAGGCTGCAAAAGAGGCACAAAAACAGCTTGCAGGATTTGATGAGCTGAACGTCCTTAGCGACAGCTCCTCTGACAGTGGCGGCGGTGGTGCAAGTACCACTGATCCGTCTGAAATGTTTGAGGAAGTACCGATAGAATCCAGCATTACGGACTTTATCGGCTCTCTGAAGGACGCCCTAAAGAATGGCGACTATGCCGGTATTGGTGAGATTATCGGTAACGGTATCAATACCGCCGTTCAAAAGGTCAATGACTTTATCCGTTGGGATAATGTAGGCTCTAAGATCACAGCAGGTATCAAGGGTGTTGCTCAGGGCTTTAATTCTCTTGTTCATACAGTAGATTGGAAGCTCATAGGCGATACCTGCGCTCAAGGATTTAATACTGCAATTAACACTATTTTCTTAGTCCTTACAGAGTTTGACTGGCCCGGACTTGCAGCAGGCTTAGCACAGTACCTTAACGGCATTGTGTCTGGCATAGATTGGGGCAAGCTCGGTACAACCCTCTCCACAGGACTAAGCAGGGCAATAGCTACACTGAGAAGCGCTATCACTACTTTTGATTGGGCGTCCCTCGGTAAAGGCATAGCAGATGCAATAAATAGCATTGATTGGGTGGGCTTGATAAGCGACCTTGCAGGCAGTATCAGTGATCTGCTCAAGGCTGCTCTTGACCTCTTAATTGGCTTTGCTGAAAATCTCGATTGGGGCAAGCTCGGTAGTGATTTGTGGAACAGCATTATTGGTATCATAACCAACATTGATTGGGGCGGTATCATTTCTAAAGCCTTCCAGCTCTTAGGCAACGCTCTTGCCGGTGCAGTATCTTTGATAGTAGGATTTGCAAAATCCCTTTGGGAATCCCTCAAATCTGCATTTGAAAGCACTAAAAACTACTTCAGCAAGTACATAGACGAAGCAGGCGGAAACGTCATACAGGGATTGCTTAATGGCATTTGGAACGGTATTAAAAATATCGGTACGTGGATTAAAACTCACATATTCGATCCTTTTATCAACGGATTCAAAAATGCCTTTGGTATTCACTCTCCGTCTACTGTTATGGCTGAAATGGGCGGCTTTTTGATTGAAGGATTGCTCAACGGTATCAAGAATCTTTGGAGCAGCATTACGGGCTTCTTCAGCAACGCTCTTAGCTCTTTGAAACAGACTATAGGCAATGCTTGGGAGAGCATAAAGCAGGGGGCTTCTACTGCTTGGTCCGGCATTAAAAATACGGTATCTAACGCTTGGAATGGCATAAAAACAGGTGTTTCAAACGCCTGCACTGCCGTGAAAAACGGGGTATCTACGGCTTGGACTTCCGTTAAAAACACGGTAAGCACTAAACTTAATGAGGCGAAAGCGGCAGCGTCTACGGCTTGGAACTCTATCAAGTCTACCGCTTCTACTATCGGCTCAAATATTGCAAGCGCAGCGTCTACGGCTTGGACTTCGGTTAAAAACCACATAAGCACTAACCTGAATAACGCAAAAACGCTTGCAAGCACAGCTTGGAACTCCATTAAGACTACAGCTTCTACTATTGGATCTTCCATAAAAAGTGGCGTGTCCTCTGCGTGGTCCTCCATTAAAAATAGCATAAGCACTAACCTTAACAACGCTAAGACTTTGGCATCTACGGCATGGAACTCTATAAAAACCAACGCCTCCACGATAGGCGCAGGAGTAAAGTCCGTTGTTTCTAATGCTTGGTCCGGCGTCAAGAGCCTTATTACAGGAAATCTGAACGGGGCAAAGTCAAGTGCAAGTGCGGCATGGAACTCCATAAAGTCCACTGCCTCTACCGTAAGTAACAATATCAAATCTACTGTTTCTTCGGCATGGGAGAACACCAAAACGGCTGTATCTAATAAGCTCTCAAGCATAAAGAGTACAGTTACAAATACCTTTAACAACCTGAAAAATAGCGCTCCTACTTGGGGTAAAGACCTCTGCGACAATATGGCAAACGGTATTGCGAAAGCAAAGAGTACCGTTGAAAATGCTGTTAAGGGCGTTGCAGACAAAATTAAATCCTTCTTAGGCTTCTCTGAGCCTGAGGACGGTCCTTTGTCTAATTTCCATACCTATATGCCTGATATGATCGACTTAATGACTAAGGGCATTAAAGATAATCAAGGTAAGGCTATAGGGGCTGTGTCTGATATGGCTTCCGCTATTTCTGGAGAAATTCAGGGCGGAGATTATGCTATGGGCGCAGTGGAAACGGGAAAAGTGGACTCTGCACTTACCGGCTTCTCTGATACTATTGCAAACAGCTTTACAAATCTGCTTGACAGACTACAAGCTATCGCAAACGGTGTTAGCTTTGCCGTCCCTGCGGTTGCTACGGGTAGTGTAACACCATACAGCGTATCTGCTGCTACCAACGGCGGCGGAAACGGCGTTACAGGTGCTATAGAGGCATCTAATGAGGAATTAGGCTCTATCATTATTCAGTCCGTTACAAACGCAACTGCGGCCATTGTGGACGCAATTCAGGAGTATAGCGGTACTACTGTCAATCTGGACGAAAACAGCTTGACGTCAAGTATTATTAAGCAAATCAATAGACGTACCATGATGAGTGGTAAGTCCCCGTTGATAACTAAGTAAGGGAGGTGCGGACGTGAGTAGACCGATATTTAAGATCAACGGCCATGACTATACACAGTATTTGGCTGAGGAAGGCTTGAAGCCTACCCGTAATGACCTTGACTCAGACGGCAGCGGACGCAACCTCCTTGACGGGCTTATGTACCGTTCAAGGATTGCTACTAAGGTAAAATGGACTGTTACTTTTGACAGGCTGGATGAGGCTGTTATGGCTCAAATTGAGCAGGATATGTATGCAGACGATAACTACGTTACAGTTATTATGCTCGATCCTAAGCAAAACAGACACGTTGAGCGTACCTACTACTGCTCCACTATCAATGAGGGCGTACAGAGGTACATAGGCGGCAGGACTGTTTATGACGGCGTTACATTCAACCTGACAGAGAGGTGATACCATGCGGCATAGGAGTAAAATCTGGACTAAACTTGCCGCCCGTGGTAAATTCCGTGTTGAGTCTATCGCAGTAATCGGCAATAAAACCTACACAGCGATAACAGCGCCTAAGATTGACCGTGCTTTGCTGTCTGATCCTTTGTCTGTAGGCAACTGTACCTCTGCAACTTTGCAGCTCTCAGTTATGACAGATGATGTGATTGATACCAGCAGCCCGGTTATCATTAAAGCGCGTATCACTGACGGTAAGCAGTACAGTGAGTTTATGGACTTTGGCAAATTCTATATTGATATGCCTGAGGTAAACGAAAACCTGATAACGCTTACTTGTTATGACTCCATGCTGAAGGCAGGTCAAATGTATGTTGACGAAACCGACAGTGAGGAGGAATGGCCTAAACCTATGATAACCTGCGTAGAGGAAATAGCGCTAAGAATCGGCGTCGGCATTGATCCCCGTACAAGGATCAATGTCGGCGTTGATTATTTAGTACCTTACCCCTCTGGACGCACTATGCAACAGGTTTTAGGCTTTATCGGTGCAGTACACGGTGGAAACTGGATTATCACAGAAGAAAACCTGTTAAGACTTGTACCGATTATCAACAGTCCTGATGATACATTCAATATCATTGATGAGGACTACAACACCATTATGACGGGTGGAAACTACAGGCTGGCTTACAGGCTCACAGGCAAAGAGCGTGTTGAGGTACAGCCGGACGCTCCCGGTGAGGCTGCGTCCTCTCTCATTCCTGTCTACAGGCATATTACAGATGAGCAGTACAATCCCATTGTTACCTCTGACGGTTATTATCTTGTATGGGGTAAAGACGGCAGCGCAGATGCAATAGGAGGGCTTATCAATGT